TTGTCAAGGGCAAAGCTGCGACAGCGGTGTGAAACACCCTTGATGAAATCTGACAGTTCCGATAGATTCCAAACTGCAATCCACCGATTTTATTAGCCATAAGTGTTACAAAAATGCTTGACCACAACACCCGGCAATTTGCTGGTATTCGAACGCAAGGCTGGCAGCAGGGCTTCCAGTCGGAACAAAAGTGAGAGCCATGGGAATGATACAGAGTAGGATTTATGTAAAAGGCGACAGCGAGAGAACAGCTTATGAAGTCTCAATAAGAGAAATGGAAGTGATCGAGTAGTGGAAGGTTACGAGAAATACGCATCCAGGATACAGGAACTTTTATTTGACGGGATGGATGTGCATGAGGTGTGGGTGTACATGAAAGTTATGTTCCAGATTGAGAAAAATGAGATTTGTTTTCGGGCATATCTGGAGAGATCGGGACTGATCTGGTTTGCAGAAGCGGGCAGCAGAAGACAGGTCCAGATCCCGGATCTGCTAGAGACGAAGAGAAAACTGGAAATGAATCGAACGAAAATTTCAAAGCCGCTCTGTAAATATCCGAATTGTTTCCGATGTGTATATCCGGATTGCACATGTAATGAAGGCCTTACGAAAAAAGGGAATGATGAACTGGTTCGGGAGTTGGCGAAGCGATAGGGAAAAAGATTAATGGATGAGGAAAACACGGAGAGGAAAAGAAGAAAATAAGCGAAAAATAGAAAGGAGCCAGCCTCCGGCCGGGGCAAGGGTATACCGGGCTTCTGAGAAAATGGATAAAGAGAAAAAAGCAATCGAAAGAATTAAAATGGCAAGTGAAATGAGTCTACATCACTATGGTAGACCGCTTGTTTGTACGTATAGCGGAGGAAAGGATAGTGATGTGATGTTAGAGATTTTTAAGCGATCCGGAATCCCATTTGAAGTACATAACAGCCATACAACGGCAGATGCGCCGCAGACAGTAAGGCATATCCGGAAAGTATTTAGTGAGTTGGAGTTGCAAGGAATATCATGTGAAATCGAAAAACCGACATACAAAGGACAACCAACAAGTATCTGGAAATTGATACCACAAAAACTTATTCCACCTACAAGAATGGTGAGATATTGCTGCTCTGTCTTAAAAGAAACAGGATGCAAAAATAGATACATCGCAACAGGAGTGAGGTGGGATGAGTCGACTCAAAGGTCGACAAGAACCGAGTTCGAGAAAATAGGACACACAAAAGATAATAGAGAAAATTTCACATCGTTAATGCTAATGAATGACAATGATGTGCGGAGACGAATGTCGGAACTGTGCATGCAGAAGAAAAAAATGGTTGTAAACCCGATAATCGATTGGAAAGATAGAGATGTGTGGGAATTTGTTGAATCAGAAAAAATAGAAACCTGTGAACTTTATAAATGCGGATATGACCGTGTTGGTTGCATCGGATGTCCGATGGCAGGCAAGAAGCGTTACAAAGAGTTTGCGGATTTTCCAAAGTATAAGCAATTGTATATAAATGCTTTCGACAGAATGTTGAAAGAACGTAAACGAAGAGGAAAAGAATGTAAGTGGACGACAGGGGAAGAGGTATTTCTTTGGTGGATGGAAGACAAAAACATACCAGGGCAAATGAGCATAGAAGACTTTATTACGGAGGAATAACATGGACATTTTAATCACAATCGCATTCCTGGCTCTGTACTACATATTGGGGCTTGGAACTGTAATTACTTTAAAGACAGGATCGGAAGAGGATGTGGAGCTGGAGCCGCTTGACTATTTAATGGCAGTATTTTTTCCGCTTGTGCCGTTTGTGGTGTTTTTGGATTGGATAGTGCGGAGATTATGGAGGTGATACAAGTATGAGAGGGACCTTAAAGCATAGACGTGGAAAGAAAGAGATGAAGCAAGACCGAGATGATCACTTTGCAGATCTGGCCGAACATGAACCAACAGAGAATGCCAAAAAGTGGATGCAAAGAGGTGTGTACTCAGTAGAGGACTGCTTAAGAAAATGGGGAGTAGATACGAAAGGGAGTGTTGCCAGTGGACAAGAAGATACTGATTGAGTATGCAGACATGAAAGAAGAGATAAAAAATCTGAGACGTAGGATTGCAGAGGATAAAAAGAAAATAGAGCAACTGAACAAGATTACTGTGCAAGATTCTGTTGCATGTGGAAAGAAAGGCAACAAACCATTGCGAACAGTGAAAATAACAGGATTCCCACAAAGAGAATATGAAAAACGTGAGTTTTTACTTGAAAAGCGCATTGCAAAGCTGCAGATGTTGGAGACGGATCTTCTGGAGAAACAGATACAGGTAGAGGAATATATAGGACAAATTAAAAAAAGCGAAATCCGAATGATTCTCAGATTTTATTATATTGATGATCTAAGTTGGGTACAGGTCTCACATAGGATGAATGAAGTATTCCCAAAGAAAAGGAAAGCATATACAGAGGACAGTTGCCGATGCAAACATAACAGATATTTAGAAAAATTTGAGAAAACGACGGAAACGACGGTTTTAAAATGTTAATATGGTATAAAGCCGAAAGGAACAAGCTGGACGGCTAAGGTGTTTTTAGTTTTCCTCCTAAAGACAACCAGTAAAACCACAGATAAAAATTACAAAAAGCGTCTTGCATGAAAGTGCAGGGCGCTTTTGTATGTTATGCGAATTGTAAAGCGAGAACGAACATTCTGCAAAAATCAAACTGAAATAGAATGTGAAAGAGCTACAAATTGTTGATAATTATCAGAATTTAGCATATTATTAGGATGTGATGAATTTGGTTGAGGTGTATGGAGGAAAACATATGAAAAAAACATTTAACGAATTAGAATCAGTGGATCATGAACTGTGTGTGAAAGAGAACGAATCGCCAGATGATGGGCAAAAGAATGAGCCAACAAAAGAAACGATCAGAGAAAGTCACAAAGAATGTATTGAGAAAATAGGTAAACAGATATATGAATTTGATAGAAACGAAGAATTATTTGTATATAAGTATCTAAATGGCTTTGGTATGAGCAAAAAAGAATGGAAAAAGTATAAAAAGGGCAATTTTCCAAATAGTTTTATTGAATGGGAACAGAGAATTAAAAAAAAGTATAGAAGTTATGAAAATAATAAGTTGAGAAACTTTCTGGCATATTTAGATGCTTGTATTATACAGGTCGATGTTTTAGAACAACTTAATAATATAGTGTTTGCCGCTCTGGCATCTACTGCTTTTACGGTAATATGTAATCTGTTAGTAAAGTTTGATTCTACCAATGCAGGTGAGATGGCATATATAATATATATGCTGATAATGATTATCATAGTAGTACCAGGAATTTTTGTTATTATCAATAGTATATATCGTCCAGTACAAATGAAAAAAATGCATAATAAATTGTATACAAAATATAAAGAAATTATCGAAGAGATTATTCAAGAAAAAGAAGTACAAGATAAGAAAAAATACCGAGTAGATAAGGAAGTTGCAGAAGAGTTTAAGGAAGCTGGTGTTGCGATGGGAACACAGCCTACAAAGTTGATGGAGCAGCTTGTGGAAGAAGTAAATAACAAATAATATCAGAGAACGTTTGTATATTGATGGAGCGAGAGTTAGCGGATGAATTTGCAGAAGCATGTGAAACCGCAGGAGTCAGTCAGGCTTCAAAGATCAGCGAACTTATGAAAGGATTCATAGAGGAAGTGAATAGTGAGAAATAGTAGAGAGCATCTGGCGAAAGCCAGGTGCTTTTCTGCGTCCTGAGCAAAGACGATAAAAGGCTTTGGGCAAAAGCCTACAGTGTGCGACATCGCACAAATATAGCAGGATAGAGCAGTGGAAGCTCGTCAGCCTCCTTAGCTGAAGGTCGGAGGTTCGATTCCTTCTCCTGCAATTGAGGTGATTATATGACAGAACATGAGATTGCATTTGTAAAGAAATGTATAAGAGAAAATATCCACAGATTCTATACATGGGGCAAGTGGAAAGCATTGAGAGAACAGGTGTTAGAGCTTGATAAATATGAATGTCAGTTATGTAAGAAACGTGGAAAGTATACAAAGGCAACGACGGTTCATCATGTGAATTATGTAAAGAAGCATCCAGACAAAGCATTGGAAATTTGGTACAGCTTCAGAGGTGAGAAGCGGAGAAACCTAATCAGCCTGTGTCATGATTGTCATGAAGAGGTTCATGGATATCGAAAGCCAAAGAAAAAAGAACCGCTGACAGAAGAAAGATGGTAAAGAAAAATAAAATTGTCAGGATACCCCCGGTCGAAAAAAAACGGGTTTTAATATGCCCCGTAGAGACCGGTGGGTGCTCCCGACAAAAGAGATTTCTCGTGCGCGCGTGACGGAGGGGGTGGTATAAGGGCGAGAAAAACAAGAAAAGAATTATTGCGAGTGGAAATTAAAGAGGACCTTCTTGATCAGCTGGCCCGGAATGGAACCACCGGAAAATATTACATCGACTTGGTCGATAAATATATGGACTTCTGGGACCTGGAGAATGAACTGATCGCAGATATCAAAAAGAGAGGTGCTATCGTTGAATATAATAATGGCGGAGGGCAAAAAGGACAAAAGAAAAATGACTCGATAGATCAGCGAATTAAGGTCAATGCTCAAATGCTTAAAATACTGGACAGTCTAGGAATTAAGCCGGTTGGCGATGATTCGGGAGATGATGAAGATGAGCTGTAACATACATCCATATATTCAGGAATGGATTGATATAGTTGAGAAAAAAATCTATGCAGTATGCGAAGAGCAGGAGTTGCTTGTTGCGCATGTAAAATGGTGTTTTGAGCATGAAGATATTTATATAGATTGTGATCAGCTGGAAAAATATATCGGGATGTCAAAATACTTCCCGTTTGAAGAAATATTTCCCTGGCAGAAGTTTGTGATCGGACTTCATGATTGCACATATTGGAGAGAATCCGGGCTTCCAAGATGGCCGGATTTATTCTGTATGTTGGGGAGAGGAGCGGGAAAAGATGGTACAATTGCGCTCGAATCAGTGTGTTTAATGTCCCCGCATAATGGAATCAGAGAGTACGATGTAGATATCTGCGCCAATAATGAGGACCAGGCAATGCGTCCAGTCCATGACGTGATAAACGCATTTGAACGACCGTCTGTGATAAAGAAATTAAAGAAATTCTTCCGATGGACGAAAGAACAGGTTTTATGCTTGAAAACAAAGTCTATTATGAAGGGAAGAACAAACAGTCCGAAAGGAAAAGACGGTCTTCGTTCTGGAATCTGTATTTTTAATGAGATCCATCAATATGAAGACTATAAGAATATAAACGTCTTTACGACAGGACTTGGTAAGAAGAAACATCCAAGACGTTCTTATTACACGACAAATGGTGACGTGCGGGAAGGACCGCTGGATGATCTACTGGAAACATCCGAACAGATCTTACGGGGCGGCGAACCGGATAATGGGTTATTACCATTTATCTGTAAACTGAATAAAAAGGAAGATGTGGATCAGGAAGAAAACTGGCCAATGGCAAATCCATCGTTGCCATATCTGCCAAGTCTTATGGAAGAGATCAGGAAAGAATATAGGGAATGGAAGAAAAATCCGAGAAGACTTCCGGCATTTATGACAAAACGAATGAATATTCCGGAAAATGCGGAAGAAATGAGTGTAACGGAGTGGGACAATATCAAAGCGACCAACATCTTACTGCCGGATCTGGAAAGATGGAGCTGTGTATGTGGAATTGACTATACAAAATTAACAGATTGGGCTTCCGTAGATCTTCATTTCCGAGATGGAGATGAACGGTTTGATATCAGCCATTCATGGATGTGCCTAAATTCGAAAGATATTCCGAGGATCAAGGCTCCATGGAAAGAATGGGCGGATTCCGGAAGACTGACGCTTGTAGATGACGTGGAAATACATCCGTCATTGCTTACAAATTATATACAGGAAGCAAAACGCACCTACAATATCAAAGCTTTGGCCTTGGATGATTTTCGTTTCGCATTGATCGGGAAATATCTGCAGGAAATAGGTTTTGATATGAAAGTAAATAAGAATCTGAAGCTGATCCGGCCATCAGACATTATGAAAGTGGCACCTCTGATTGATAGCTGCTTTGTAAATCAATGGTTGCGGTGGGGAGATGCTCCAGAATTAAGGTGGGCCACCAATAATGCAAAACTAATCAGGCATGGAAGAAAACCAGGAAAAGAGGATGATGCCGATATGGGAAATTATGTATATGGAAAAATAGAAGGAAAAAGCAGAAAAACAGACCCATTTATGGCATTTGTAGCGGCGATGACTGTGGAAAACGTGCTGCCGCAGAAACGGGCAAAACCAACACCGAAAATACAGGTTTACAGTTATTAAGGGGGTGAACGTAGGAAATTAAGTATTAAAGACTGGTTGATCAAAAAACTTGGAGGCAGCAGTACCACAAGGATCACAGTGGATGACATTATGAAAGATAAAGATGTACAGAGTGCTATGTACGAAGTATATCTGAGAGAACTGGCTTTCTGGACTTGTGTCAATAAAATTGCAAATGCCATCAGCAAATGCGAATTTAAAACGTATATCAAGAAGAAAGAAGTAAAAGGGCAGGAGTATTATCTTTGGAATTACGAACCAAATCAGAACCAGAATGCAACGTCATTCATGAATAAGCTGATTGGCAAGCTGTACCGGAACAATGAATGCCTTGTGGTAGAAGTAAACAATCACATTTATGTGGCAGACAGTTACAGCAAAGAGGTGCTGGCATTGAAGGAGTACAGATTCAGCGGGATCACATTTGACGGTTACGAATTGTCTGAAACACGGGAAATGTCGGAAGTAATGTTTTTCGAATTAAACTCAGAAAATATGAGGAATCTCACAAATGGGATGTATGAAACGTATTCAAAATTACTGATATATGCGCAGGATGCCTATAAAAAATCAAGAGGAAAAAAAGGAATCCTGAATATTGGAGCAATTGCACAGGAAAGTGAGAATTTCGATGAAACATTCCAGGAGTTGATGAGCACGCATTTTAAGAACTTCTTTGAAAGCGACAGTGCGGTGTTGCCATTGTTTGACGGATACGAATATCAGGATATTTCAGAAAGCGGAAAGACGTATTCTACAGAGTCAACACGAGATATCAAGTCTCTAGCTGATGACATCTTTGAATTTACAGCAAGAGCATTTTCTTTCCCACCGAGTCTGGCCAAAGGAGATGTACAGGATACAGGGAAAGCGATTGATGAACTTCTGACCTTTGTGATAGATCCGCTCATTAAGATGCTGCAGCAGGAGATCAACCGAAAGAGAAATGGATACACAGGATTTAAAGCTGGAAATTATGTAAAGATAGAGACTCTGGCAGTCAAGCATATTGATATTTTTGATATTGCAACTCCAGTAGACAAGCTGATCTCAAGCGGAGCATTTACGATCAATGATATTTTAGAAGTGCTCGGAAAACCGAGAATTGAAGAAGACTGGGCAAACCAGCACTTTATGACGAAAAATTATAGTAAGATTCAAGACCTGCTTTCTGATTTGGCAGGGGAGCGTGTGAAAAATGAAGAAAATTGAAAATAGGGGAGGAGTCCTTTCAGGGTATGTTCCTGATCTCCCCGGAAAGCGCCGAAAGACATGGCGAAATGCTGTGTCTTATTTTGATTCCACAGGTAGGGTGGAAAAATTTTAAAAACCTCTTTACTTTTGTACGTACATATGTTATAACTTATGTACGGGCGAAAGTGAGGTGAAGATAATGTCCCCAAGAACAGGACGTCCAACAGCGAATAAAAAGACAGAGCGTCTTGAAATACGTCTGACACCACAGGAAGCTGAAAAGCTTCAATATTGCGCAGACAAAATGGAGGTAAGCAAGACGGATGTTATAAATCATGGAATTGATTTAGTACAAGCTGAATTGGACAAAAAATAAAACAACCGTCGCACCTACCACAGTATCAACGGTTGTTCACACAAAGAAGTTTCCTTCTGTAAATATTATAATGCAGAATGAAGCTTCTTTCAAGAACGAATTTGAAAGGAGTTTTTATTATTATGAATGATTTAATGAAATCAACAATTACCACAATGGAAGTAGCAGATATGATGGAAATATCACATAATGATATTTTGAGAAAACTGGATGGAAGAAAAGATAGGAAGGGATACATACAGATTATGACTGAGAGCCAAATGGCTGTGAGTGATTATTTTATTCCATCCACATATCGAGACATCAGCGGAAAAGAAAATAAGTGTTATGAAGTCACAAAATTAGGTTGTGATTTTTTGGCAAATAAATCTACTGGAGAAAAGGGCGTTTTATTTACTGCCAGATATGTAAAACGCTTTTATGAGATGGAACATCAGGTAACACAAATACCGATAACAGATAAACCGGGAGAAGTTGCTCGATTGATCAATTCACTTGCAACAATCATGAAAAATAATCAGTCGGCACCGAAAGAAATTGCAGAAAATACAAAACTCATTTGCGAACAATATGGTATAAAAGTGATTGCAAATTTTGCAAAAAGACCAGAATATGAACAAATAGGAATGTTTCTTGACGCGGAGGTGCTGTGAGATGAAAAAATATACAGAACAGGAACTTGAACAGATTCATAGCGATTATATGGAGAATGTTAACTGGATGGTCCCAGATGAAGTAGGAAAAGCGGAAAGTAATCTTTCAAGAGCTCTCGATGAATATATAAATGCTATATCAGATTTTGAATTTAGAAATGGCTTTTTGTATGCGCAAATGTTGAGAGAATCAGAAGGAGAGAGCATAAGATGAATGAATTAAACATCAAAATTAGTAATGTTGTAAGTGAAGCAGAAATAATACTTGAAAGAATTTATGTATTGAGCAATGATTTGGATCAGGAATATTTCGAACAAGACATAAATGGGAAAGAAGATATATGGAAGATTGATGGAGAGCGTTATAAACACGCAGGCGTAAAAGCCAATATGATCCTGGATATGGCTTATAAGGCTCAAAATAAATTGAGGGAAATACAGGAAATGTTGTAAAAATTAGATACAGTAATCAGAGCATCTATCAGAAATGGTAGGTGCTCTTTTTATAAATCAAACCAGGAAAGAGGTGAGACAAGGAAAAACATAACAAACTGGAGAATGCAGCCTGTTCAGGCAGAGAACAAAACACTTCTGTACATTTATGATGATGTGACAGAATATGGAGAATTTGACTGGAACGCATGGGAATATAAGGACTCGGAGACTTCTGCAAAATATTTTGCAGAGAAACTGAGTGAAATTCCAGAAGGACAGACAATTGAGCTGCATATCAACTCAAATGGCGGATCCGTAAAAGAGGGCGTTGCTATTTACAATTTACTGAAGCAAAAACAAAACCAGAAAGTCGGGATTGTGGATGGCGTAGCACACAGTGTTGCGTTTTTGATTCTACAGGCGTGTGACACAAGAAAAATGTGTTTAGGTACAACGGCACTGATACACAATATGTGGATGTATTGCTCGGGCAATGCAACACAACTGAGAAAATATGCCGATGATCTGGATGACATGATGGAAGCAAACCGGCAAGTTTTTCTGGAAAGGGCGAAGATTGAGGAAAGTGAGTTGATTGAGTTAATGGAAAATGAGACTTACCTCACTCCGGAAAAGGCGCTGGAATATGGACTCATTGATGAGATCATGGGAAAGACAGCAGAACCGGTCAATACAGAAGAGATTCTGGAGAAGCTGTCCGATATGCAAAGACAGTTAAATAGTCAGGAGAGCTTCCGGCAGCAGATTGCAGCAATGCAGAAACCACAGGAAGACAAGAAACCAAGAAAAAACAATGTATTAAATCTTTTTAGAGGAGGCATGATTTAAGGAAAAATTTAGATGTATTAGAAATGGAAAAAACAGCAATCGTACAGAAGATGAATGAGGCAATCACAGCCGGAGATGCAGAGCAGTTCCAGGCAGCGTTTGTGGAGCTGTGCGATAAGATTCAGGAAAGTGTCATAGAACAGGCACGGGGAATCGTAGAAGAAGCAGATCAGAGAATTCTGTCTGAGCGCGGCGTAAGACAGCTGACATCCAAAGAAAAAGAATATTATCAGAAACTGGCAGAAGCCATGAAAGCACCGAATCCGAAACAGGCAGTAGAAAATCTGGATGTGGTAATGCCATATACCGTAATTGACAAAGTATTCGAAGATTTGAAAACAGATCATCCGCTGTTGTCCAAAATCCAGTTTACATCCGTAACAGGGTTGACACGAATGATGATGAATACGAATGGATATCAGAAAGCAGCATGGGGAAAACTTTGCGCAGAGATCATCCAGGAGCTGACATCCGGATTTAAAGAGGTAGATGTGACACTGAGTAAACTGTCCGCATTTCTTCCGGTGTGTAAAGCAATGTTGGATCTGGGGCCAGAATGGTTGGATACTTATGTGAGACAGGTCCTGTATGAAGCGCTTGCAAATGGATTGGAAGACGGCATCATTAATGGAACTGGAAAAGACATGCCAATCGGTATGACAAAACAGGTGGGAGACTCTGTTACGATCAAGGGTGGAGTATATCCGGATAAAAAAGCAGTAAAGGTTACAAAGTTTAATGATGTGCAGCTTGGAAAACTGGCGGCTGTTCTGGCAATCAATGAAAAAGGACAGGCAAGAACCGTAGACACACTGATTCTGGTGGTAAATCCGTCAGATTATTTCAGCAAAGTCCTTCCGGCAACACAGAGACCAGCGCCGGGCGGTGGATATGTAAGTACACTACCATTCCCGATCGATGTGATCCAGTCTCCGGCGGTAGGAGTCGGAAAGGCTGTATTTGGTATGGCAAAGCTTTACTTCATGGGATCTGGAATCGAAAATAACGGAAGAATCCTGTATTCAGATGATTACAGATTCCTGGAAGATGAAAGGGTTTACCTGATCAAAATGTATGGCCATGGATTTGCAGCAGATGATAATGCCTTCATGCTTTTGGACATCAGTGATCTGCAGCCAGCACATTATGAAGTGGAAGTTGTTCCAAGTGTAGAAAATGTGGAAAATGCAAATCTTGCAGATTTCAAGGTAGGGGGACATACACTGACACCGGAGTTCGCAGAAGGAACATTGACATATACTTTGACAACAACAGACGCATCAAACACGGTGCAGGCGGTAATCGCAGACAGCACTGCAGAACTGGAATTGACCTACAATGATAAACCGATTGCAAACGGCAGCAGAGTTACATGGGCTTCCGGCGCAGGAAATGTAGTAAAAGCAAAAGTGACAGATGGAAAGACAACCAAGACATATCAGGTGACTGTAACAAAGAATGAGGCATAATCATGAGCGATCTGTTAGAAGATGTGAAGAATTTTCTGGATATTACATGGGATATGGATATCAGGGAGCGTAAAAAGCTCTCTGGTATCGTAGAGAGAGGAAAAGCGTACCTTGAGGGCAAAATAGGATTTTGTGATTTTGAAAGCGAAACACAAGAAAAAGAGCTGCTCTTAAATTACTGCATGTATGCAAGAGCCGGTCAGGTAGATGAGTTTATTCAAAATTATAAATCAGGAATCATATCACTGCAGATGCGCAGTTTTCGAAGAAAAGCGGGTGGATGCAATGCCGAGACGTAAGGATACAAAGTTTACCACATTTAACGATGGATCACTGGATATATGCAGCGTAAAAGGCCGGAAGATTGTAGAGACCAGGCAAGCTGGAATTCGATTCGGATTTCGTACAGTTGGAATCAAACGGTTTTATGAGGCAAAGGTATTATCCAATCAGATTGACGAAGTAGTTGCAATTCTGCCGGTAGAAGACATTTCTACGATGGACATCTGCATAATCAGAGAAAAGCAGTACAAGATCATACAGATCCAGAATAAATACGATGAAACGCCACCTTGTTTATTGCTTTCTCTGGAAAGGGTAGTAACGACTTATGAGGATGTGAGAAACAATGCCGAAAATTAATATTGATCAGTTAGCAATCGAAGTCATGCAGGAGTTAGATGCGTATCGTGAGGATGTACAGGAAGCCGTGGAAAAGGCAGTGAAAGAGACGGCGAAGCAGACAGCTGCGGAATTACGTTCCATATCACCGGAAGGAGATACCGGTGAATATGCAAAGCACTGGAGCTATAAACGAGACAAAAATTTGAGTGGAAGGCACCGCTATGATGTGGTGGTATATTCCAAAAAGCCGGAATACCGAATTACACATTTGCTGGAAAAAGGACACGCAAAGAGGAATGGTGGAAGAGTGGACGGGATCCCGCATATCAAAATTGCAGAAAAGCACGCAAAGGAAATTCTACAGGAAAGGACAGAACGATATTTATGACAAAGGAGAGGATAGAAGCAATTCTGGATATACTGGAAATTGAATATCGGTATCATCATTTCGAAGAACGTGAGGCAGTGAATCCTCCTTTTATTTGCTGGTTGATTCCGGAAACGAGAAATTTCTCCGCAGATGGGAAGGTATATTTTAAATCAAACAAAGTTGATATTGAACTGTACACAGATGAAAAGGACTTTGAACTGGAAGAACGTGTAGAAGCGGCACTTGATGCAGCAGATCTCTTCTGGCAGAAAAGTGAACAGTATATTAAATCAGAAAATATGTATGAAGTATTATATGAAGTGGAGGGCTAAGTAAGGAAAGAAAGACAGGCAACAAAAAAGGATAAAGTCAAATTCAATATCCATAATGCGCATGTTGCGCTTTTGCAGGAAAGTGACACGGGAGAAATTACATTTGATACACCGTTTGCGGTACCGGGCTCCGTATCGCTTTCACTGGAAGCTCAGGGAGAACTGACACCGTTTTATGCGGATGGAATCAAGTATTATGTTTCTTCTTCCAATAGCGGATATGAGGGAGACTGGGAAATGGCGCTGATCACGGATGAGTTCCGGGAAAAGATTTTGAGTGAATACATTGACAAGAACAAAGTCATGCTGGAGGAAGCGACTGCAAAAGTAAAACGGTTTGCGCTGGGATTTGAAATTGACGGAGATGTGAGGGGAACACGGTTCTGGTTCTATTGCTGTACCTCTACACGTCCTACAACAGAATCCAGCACAACAGAGGACGCGATTGAACCTACAACTGACACTGTCACAGTTTCTGCATCCGCTGTACAGCTTGGAACAGCTAAGAAAATGGCAGTTCGGGCAAAGACAACAGCAGATACAACAGATGACTTATACGAAAAATGGTTTGATAAGGTGTACATTCCAGATCAGGAAGTTGCAGCATAAAAGGAGAACAGGATGAGAAAGACGATCACAATCAATGGAACAGAATATAAATTCAAAAGTTCTGCCGCAATCCCACGGATTTATCGACTGAAATTTGGGAGAGATATTTTTGTAGATATGCAGAAAATTGAAAAGCAGATCAAGATCCAGGAAAAACTCAAAGACGAGATGCAGAAAAAATGCGAAAAAGAAGGTACAGAATTTGATGAAAGTAAGTTTGAAAGTGGAATCCCGATCGAATCACTGGAAATGTTTGAAAACATTGCCTTTCTGATGCATAAACATGGCGATCCTAACCAGCCGGACGATATCAACGAGTGGTTGGATCAGTTCGAGACATTTGATATCTATGAGATTCTGCCGGAAATCATGGAAATGTGGAAGTCAGAAAATAAACAGATGTCAGTTCCAAAAAAAAAGAGAGGGAAATAGATCGTGAGGTCAATACCGCATTGTTCATGCTTCGATGTGCACAGTGCGGTATTTCTATTTCTGATTTAGACCTGTTAAGCATTGGAATGATCAACGATATGTTTATCGAAATGAAGAATGATGAGTATGATTATCCGAAAATTGCAACACAGGCGGATATTGATGCACTGTAAAGGAGGGATGTAAGGGCAGGGAGCAGAATAAAAGGAATTACCATAGAGATTGGCGGCGATACTTCCAAGCTGGAAAAGGCACTGTCCGGTGTTGACAAAAAACTGTACGGTGTAGAACAGTCATTAAAAGATGTCAATAAATTGCTGAAGCTGGATCCCACGAATACGGAATTGCTGAATCAGAAGCAGAAGTTGCTGCAGCAGTCGATCAGTGAAACGAAAAACAGGCTGGAAACTTTAAAACAGGCAAGCGAACAGGCAGCAAAAACCGCCGGAAATTATGATGCTTGGAAAGAAGCGTATACTCCGATTCAAGAGGAGATTGTAAAGACCAACGAAAAAATGGACAAGCTCAAAAAGAGCATGAAGTCCATGGAAGAAAGTGGTCAGATCGATACAGAAGAATATAAAAAGTTACAGACAGAGATAGACGAATCTTCCAGCAGATTAAAAGAATTAAAGACACAGAAAAAGCAGGTAGATGATGAGTTTGGACATCCGATCAGTCCAGAAGGAATGGATGCGCTTCAAAGAGAAATCATTGAAACAACGAATGATTATAAAGCTTTGCGAAAAGAGGTCGGAAGTGCAAATGCTGATCTGGCAAAAGTATCTGCGGTATCCGGAGAGTTTGGAAATAAGGTCAAAGAAGTGGGACAATCCTTGCTGCCGGTAACGGGGGCACTGACTGGTGTAGGGGCGGCATCCACTGTTATGGCAAATAATTTCAACGATGCAATGAGTCAGGCGGCAGGAGCACTTGATAAGCCCATGTCTGAAATGGAAGATCTAAGACAGCTTGCAATCCAGACCGGACAGGATACAGTCTTTTCTGCAACTGATGCAGGAAATGCGATCACAGAACTGGCAAAAGGTGGTTTGACAGAAGCCGATATTAAAGCAGGGGCATTAAAAACTACAATGGACCTTGCGGCATCTTCCGGGATGGATCTTGGAGAGGCAGCAAATGTTGTTGTACAGGCAATGGGAGCGTTTGGTCTGTCTGCGAATGAGTCTGCAGAAGCGGCAAACGCTTTGGCCGGGGCAGCAGCTGCATCTTCTACGGATGTAGAACCTCTCACACAGGCACTGGCACAGTGTTCTGCAGGAGCAAAAAACGCAGGATGGTCTATACAGGAAACAACAGCGGTTTTGGCTCGTTTTGCAGATGCCGGAATCGAGGGAAGCGATGCCGGAACATCTTTAAAAACCATGCTCCAGAGGCTGGCGGCACCAACATCGGAAGCAGCAGCAACAAAAATAGAAACATTGGGCATTAAAACGAGAGATGCCAGTGGAAATCTTCTGGGAGCTGCTGAAATGGCTCAAGAATTGCAAGACAAACTGGGCGGATTGGATGCTGCTTCGAGGGATGCAGCATTATCAGCAATCTTCGGGTCCGATGCAATGCGTGCTGCTACTGTGATGATGGATAGCGGGACTGAGGGGCTTCAAAAATATATCGATGCGGCAAATGATCAGGAGGCAGCACAAAGGCTGGCAAATTCTCAGATGAGTGATGGATCAAGAGCAATCGAGGAATTAAAAGGATCTCTGGAAACCGCAGCGATTCAGATTGGAGATACACTGGCACCAATTGTCCAGAAGGTAGCAGAACTTATTACCGCACTTGTCAATAAATTTTCAGCACTACCGGAAGGCGTGCAACAGGTGATTGTAGTAGTCGGAATTCTGGTTGCAGCATTAGGACCACTACTGATGGTAATCGGCCAGATATCACTCGGGATATCTGCGGTAGCAGGTACGCTGTCGAAATTATCTGGAATTGGAGGAGTGGTAACAGATCTGATCGGTGGAATTAAAACGGCAGTAACGGGGTTACTTGGAATAATAACGGCACATCCTGTAATTGCGGCTATAACGGCAATTATAGTGACATTGGTTGCTTTATACAATAAATGCGAATGGTTCCGGGATGGTGTGAACGGGATTTTAAAGGCAATCAAAGACGGATTTTTTGCAGCATGGGATGGAATTGTAGAATTTTTTACAGAAACGATTCCCAATGCATGGAATGAGATGGTATCGTTCTTTCAAGGAATACCGGCATGGTGGAGTGGTATATGGGATAGTGTACAGGCAAAGTTTGAATCTGTATGGACAAGTATCATGGAAATTCCGATTATCAAAGAATTGACATCGATTATCAAAGATTCTTTCGAACGGCTAAAAGAAGATTTAGGTGGAATCTGGACTGGAATAAAAATGTTGGCTGAGAATACTTGGGAATTTATCAAAAATGCAACATTGGCTCCAGTTCTTCTTTTGATTGATCTTGTGACCGGAGATTTTGAAAGATTAAAATCCGATCTTGAGAATATTCTGAACAATATCAAAAATGCATTTACAAATATATGGACTGCAATTCAAAGCATTACGGAAAATTTCTGGGATGCGATAAAAACAGTAATCTTAACCAAAGTAGAGATGACAAATGAAATTGTATCTACATTGCTGAATGCATTGAAAACACAGTTAGAAAATATTTGGAACAGCATACAAAATACAGCTGAAAGAATAGGAAGCAATATTCAGGAATCCATGTCGAATATATGGAACAATATTCAAAATACAATAAAAACTACGGTGGACAACGCGAGAAATTCTGCAATCAGTGGGTTTGAGGCCTTGCGTGATGGAATCAAAAATACAATTCAGGAACTACCACAAATTGTAAGTAATATTTTTGACAAAATAGGATCTACGATTTCCGGGTGGATAGACAATGCGAAGGAGTGGGGTGCTGATTTCATTCACGGATTAACAGAAGGAATTTTATCTGGAGTAAATGGGATTATAGATGCAGTAAGAGGAATTGGGGACAAGATTCGTTCTTTCCTGCATTTTTCAAGACCGGATGAAGGTCCTTTGAGAGATTATGAGACATGGATGCCGGATTTTATCGATGGAATGGTAAAAGGAATCAATGAGAATGTGTACAAGGTTTCCAATGCGGTAAAAAGAGTTGCCAAGACGATGAGTGAGAGTATGTACGGAGGAACTCCGGCTCTGGCAAGTGCTACACAGACTAACATTGTTTTGAACAATAATGTCGGTGTGCAAATTGGAAATCAAAAGCTTGATTCTTACATTGTAGAAACAGCCCAAAAAGGATTTACATCTCAAGTACATCACGCAAAAAGAGGAAAGGGGAGACGGTAAATGTATGAAATTATCAGAAACGGCCATACAAATACAGAAATAGGAATACTTGTACGAGAAAGACCGTCTATCCCTTCGGCAGAGTATAACTATACGGAATTGAACATACCGGGAAGAGATGGGAGCATATTCAAAGAAGATGGAACTGTGAGCGACATTACAATCACAGTTCCTTTTACATTTGCAGAAAATCCTCAAAGATGGCAGGAACGATTTCGGACTGCGAGAAGATGGCTTATGAGAAAAGATGATACAGAACTGATTTTAAGCGATGAACTGGAGTACTTCTATCATGTAAAACATACTAAGATCAATGCGGCAGAACGGCAAGTAAAAGAGGTCGGAGAGTTTGAGGTAGAATTTACGTGTGAAGGATACCGATATCGAACAGATGGAAAAGCAGAATATACACCCGAAGAGGTGTTTTACAATCCATATGACAGATCAAGACCAGTCTATTTGATCACAGGTGAAGGTGAGTGCATCCTGCAGGTAAACGGAAGTCAAATGAAAGCGAATGTTGGCCAGAATCTGGTGATTGATACAGACAGGCTGATGGCATACAGAAAAGATGGAAAATTGATGAACACATCTGTGTATGGAGATTATGCAGAACTGCATCTTTTACCGGGAGAGAATACCGTGTATATCTCAAGAGGATTTGATCTGAAAGTGATTCCGAACTGGAGGTGCTTATAAGGATAGAACTTTATAAACCAGAAAATACGGATTATGAACATAACGGCGATATGCCATTACTTCCGGAGAGCGCTTCTGTAAAAGCAATACTAAACGGAAGTTGGAAAGCGGAGATTCAGCACCCGATCGATGAAGAGGGCCGTTGGAAGTGGATAGAAGAGGACGCAGTCGTAAAACTGGAGTCATTCAATGGAACACAGTTATTTCGGATCAAAAAGAAAGCAAAATCAGATGCTGGCGTGAGTGCAGAACTGGAACCGGTTTTTATGGATGCGATTGATGATTGTTTTCTGTTGGATATACGTCCAACGGAAAAAAACGGGCAGCAGGCACTGGACATCATGACCGCACCAAATAAAAAGTACAGTGGAAAATCTAATATCAAAATAATATCAACAGCATATTACCAGACAAAGAACCTGATCGAAGCAATCTGCGGAGAAGAGGAGAACTCCTTCCTGAACAGATGGGGCGGTGAGGTTCTTTTTGATAATTATACGATCACCGTCAATGACCGAGTTGGAATCGATCATGGGGTGCAGGTTTTATATGGAAAAAATATTGCGGAAAACGGGCTGCAGGAAGAGATTGATACCAGCGAGGTCATTACAAGGATTGTACCAAAGGCATATAACGGATACATGATAGAGGGGAATGAACCGTGGGTGGACTCACCACTGATTGATAAATATCCAACAATAAAATACGGAGTGATCACATTTGAAGATGTGAAGATGAAGGCCGATGCTGCGGAAGATGACGAAGAGAACGGAATCGTGATCTGCAATACACAGGAAGAACTGAACAATGCGTTAAAAGAAAAATGCGAGGAACAGTTTGAAGCTGGAATTGACAAGCCGAAGGTTACGATATCCGCTGATATGGTTATGCTGCATGATACGGAATTGTACGCGGATATCCGGGAACTGGAAGAAGTTTCTATCGGAGACACAGTACATTGTCGTCACAGCAAACTGGATATTGTAACAGATGCACGTGTCATAGAACTGGAATGGGATTGTATCAATGAAGAGGTTGCATCTGTTGTGTTGGGAGACTTTCAATACAATTTCATTACGGATGTATCAAGTATGTCAAATCGGATAGAAAGTGCAATCCGGCCGGATGGCACTGTGATAGGAGCACAGGTAAACGGCATCATAAACGGAGTGAAAGCACAGTTTCGGGCACAGTCCGACATCGCACAAAAACAGAAAGTACGCGCTGTTTTATTTGAAGATTTGAATCCGGAGTCGGAAACGTTTGGGGCAATGTGCCTTGGTACAATGGGGTTCGAGATTGCCAGCAAAAGAACTGCAGATGGAAGAGACTGGGACTGGTCCACCTTTGGAACAGGACAGGGATTCTTTGCTGATTTTATCACAGCAGGAACAATGCTGGCTGATCGGATCAGAGGTGGAACTTTGGAAATCGGAGGACTTGACAATAATAGTGGCGTTGCAAGGGTGCTGGATGCAAGCGGGAAAGAAATAGTCCGACTGGATAAAGATGGAATTTACGCAGAAGGGAAATATATCTGCGATTCTTTGAACGATAATCGGCGTGTGACAATAAAGGACGGAACAATATTATTTTCAAACAAAAATGATGAGGGCGTTCTTTGTATGACGTATGTTGGAAATGCATTGTTATTCACCGATGGAAACAAAGAAGACAGCAAAAACTTACTAAGGATCACGAAGGATGCAGTTCTGTTAGATGCGGAAAACGTTGGACCAGGAGTTTATGGAAAGACTGGAACTGCAGTTTTTTCGAATGGGACAAATCTAAGGTTTGAAAAAGGATTTCTTGTGGGCGGAATCACGAAAGAAGGTGATTTCTGATGTCATGGACGATAGGAAACTTTTATCTGACCACAGAGCAGATGCAGGGGAATGCAAGAGAAGTACTAAGTTTTTTTGAACAAAAAGGATGGTCGCTGAATGCTATTGCTGGGATATGCGGCAACATGCAAAGTGAATCGAACATCAATCCCGGAATCTGGCAAAGCCTGCAGGAGGGAAACTATAGTGGAGGCTTTGGACTGGTACAGTGGACACCGGCAACAAATTATACAAACTGGGCAGGTGCGAACGGATATGGGATTACGGATCCAAACGGTCAGCTTACATGGATAGATTCTGTTACAGTTTCTTTTGGTCAGTGGATTGCAACCGATGCATATCCGCTGTCGTTTGATCAGTTTAAGGTCAGCGGAGAGTCACCGGAATATCTGGCATCTGCATTTTTGAAAAACTTTGAACGTGCAGGTGTAGAAGTGGAAGCCGAGAGGCGGCAGCAGGCAAGATATTGGTACAACTACCTGAGTCAATATGCAGGAGGATCTGAAAAAATAGAAGCTGCGGTAAACTGGGCGATTCAAATCGCAAATGATAACAGTCATGGATATGATCAGACAAACCGCTGGGGACCGGATTACGATTGCTCCTCGTTATTGATTCAGGCGTGGGAAAATGCCGGGGTTCCGGTAAAAAGCAATGGGGCAACCTACACCGGTAATATGCGGGAAATATTTTTAAATTGCGGTTTTACGGATGTGACAGGGCAGATAAATCTGACAACAGGATCCGGTGTACAAAGAGGGGATATCCTTCTGAACATCGTAAACCATACTGCAATGGGAATTGGAAATGGACAGGTTGTGCAGGCCAGCCAAAATGAATTTGGCGGAACAACCGGCGGCCAGACTGGTGATCAGACAGGAAAGGAAATTTGGACAACCGGATACTATAACTATCCGTGGGACTGTGTGCTGCGATACAAAAGCGGTGGAGGTGTGTTGCCGGGAGACGTTTACCTCGTCAGGTGGATACCAGGATAAGAAAGAAGGTGTGATATGGAAACAACGACAACTTTATACATTGACGTGAGAAACCCGGGAATTATGCAAACAATCTATGCAGTACAGTACGATTCGGGCAGACTTCTGCGCTGTATGATTTCCGGAATGGCAAAGACAATCAGTAAGGCCAGGATTTATTGTAAGAAACCAAGCGGATCAGAAACTTACACAGAAGGAACCGTGATAAGCAATTATTGCGTCCTGTTCAGTTTGACGCCGCAAATGGTTGCAGAAGTGGGAAATACGGAATGCCAGCTACATTTGATTGATGGTAGCAATGCTGTCACATCATTCAAAGTGAAGATGGAGGTCAGAGAAAACTTAGTGGCTGCATCCGAAATACAGTCAACCAATGAATATCAGGCGCTTGTAGATATACTGAATCGTTTGGAGAAGTATGATCCGATTGAAATTACAACGATGGAAATTGATTCTCTGCAGTCAGGGACCATAGAAAGTGGAAGCATTGCTTTAAACGTGCAAAAAATTTATGCCTCTGTAGGACAGATGAATGCAGGATTTGAAACCGATGGTCTTCCGGAAAATGCGATTGTGATGATAAGTACCGGTAACCCGGATGATGCTGATAATGCCAAGGTTTATAGAAAGGGCGCAACTGGATATGAGTACATGGTAGATTTATCCGGTGCAACAGGGGCTAAAGGAGAGAAAGGGGATCCTGGTCCAAGAGGAGAAAAAGGGATTCAGGGGGATCCGGGAAAAGATGGAACGGGTGTTACTATACTGGGGTCCTATAAAACAGAAGAGGAATTGAACAGAGAACATCCAACAGGAAATGTGGGCGAATCCTATCTGGTAGATGGAAATCTATATGTATGGGACAACGTATCTGGTCAGTGGAAAAATGTAGGACGTATTCAGGGTCCGGAAGGACCGGCAGGAAAGGCAGCAACAATACGGATCGGAACTACTACGACTGGGGAGGCCGGAACAGAGGCGTCTGTTGAAAATTCGGGTACAGAAACTGAGGCGGTATTTGATTTCGAAATTCCACGGGGTGCTTCTGGAGAAGTAACAGGAATAGAGGATATTCCGAATTCGGATATCGATTCGCTTGGAGGAGGCGCATAAAAAATGATTATTGCAGTATTTGATGGATGCTCCAAGCGGGTAGATATCGATGGAAAACTTACACAATGGGACTACGGACAGGTTTTACAGATCTGCGGAATGGAAGTAGAAGAAGAACAAATACAAGTACATTTCACTGACAAATGTACGAATGGTGCATTGGTAGTACTTGGGAAAGTGGAAGACGGTGACATCACAGTCGACATTCCAAATGAATTACTGAAAAGAAGTGGAACAATCCAGGCATATGTATATAAGACTATTCCGGGAGAAGGAAAGACCATATTTGAAATTCGGTTAAGTGTAAAAGCACGAAAAAAGCCAGAAGATTATGAGGCTCCAGCGGATAAACATGTACTGGAACAGATCGTGGAGCAATTAAAGCAAAAAGGAGACGGGCTGCAGTTAGAGGGGAATCAACTGCAGCTTTTGTCGGGTAATGATCCAATCAGTTCTGTAAATCTGCCAAACAGCGGAGGGACTGTGGAGATAGAGTCGATCACCAATCCGGAGATTGACGAGATTATGAAAGGAGCAGAGTGAAAATGCCAAGAAAGAAAGTAACAAAAGCAGCAGTGCTCGCTGCAGAAAAGAAGTACCTGGATCAGGATGGACTTGCACACCTGGTACAGAAAAACGATGCAAGATACGTAAGAAAAGAGGAGGGAAAAGGGTTATCTGCCAATGATTTTACAGATGAGTACAAGCAGAAGATTGACGATCTGGCATATACCAAGATTGCAATTAACAGCCTGACAGCTACAAACAGCAGCAATGAAATCGGCGCAACAGTAACTGCATCTGATGTAACATGGACTTTAAATAAAGAACCTAAGACCCAGAAAATCCAGTTTGCAAGCGAAGCTGCCGAAAATCTGGATAAGAGCATCCGGAAGAAATCATACACAGGAAAGACAGTGAAAGCAAATACGAATATCGTTCTTACTGTCACAGATGAAAGAGATGCGTCTGTATCCAGAACCGTGACAATCACATTCCAGCCAAAAGTATACTGGGGCAAGACTAACAAAGCATCACTCGAAAATGGGGATATCCTTGCGTTAGAGGGTTCTGCGCTTGCAGGCGGCAGAGGACGCAGTTTTACAGTAAATGCCGGAGCAGGTGAGAAGATCGTGTATGCGATCCCAGCTTCATTCGGTACGCCTACATTTAATGTCGGTGGTTTTGACGGTGGATTTAAAAAAGTGCAGACATTAGAATTTACCAATGCATCCGGATATAAACAGAACTATGATGTATGGATGTCAGTAAACGCAGGACTTGGATCTACAGCAGTTACAGTAAAATAAGGAGGAGGTTTGAGAGATGGCACAGAGTATTGACGGAGGTGTAGTAATTGTCAACACCTTATCGACAAAAAACAATGGGGATTATCCACTGTGTATGGCGGAAAGCGTACAGCTCTCGGAAGGAAAATCCGTCGAGCAGAAAATAGGGGAACTGGAAGCAGGAGCGGGAAATGAAGTAATTACAGAAGAAGAGATTAATGGATTGTTTTAAAGAAAAGGAGAGAGAAGAACATGGCAAAATTTTTAGATTTAACAGGACTTGGAACATTTAAAACAAAGATACAGGAATGGGTGAACACTCGTCTAAACAGTGAAGTTACAATCAAAGTCGTAAAAGTGAACGGACAGGCATTAAGCCCAGATGGAAGTAAGGCGGTTAATGTGGATCTGTCCACCTATGCGATCAAAACAGAAGTAACAAAGGAAATCGCACAGGCTGTAAGCGGAATCAAGGGCTTTGATGCACAGGTTGTATCATCCTTGCCGCAGACCGGAGAAAAAGGAATCCTGTATCTGGTGGCAAACAGCGGATCCGGTCAGAATATCTACGATGAGTATTTATGGGTAAACGGAAAATATGAAAAACTGGGAACCCGCGAGATCGACCTGACGGCGTATGCAAAGAAAAGCGAACTTCCCACCAAGATCAGCCAGCTGACAAACGACAGCGGATTTCTGACGAGTGTGCCGGCGGAATATGTGACGGAAACAGAACTGACCGGGAAAGGATACCAGACAAGCGCCCAGGTGACACAGGCGATCACAAACGCCACAAAAGATATGGCAACTAATACAGGCGTAGAGGAAAAGTTGGAAGGTTATGCTTTGAAAACAGAGATTCCTACTGTAGAAAGCATTTCAAACTCAGAGATCGATTCATTGTTTACCGCGTAAAGAGGGGTGGTTAAATGAAATATTTAAGTTGGACAGGTCTGCAGCATTTTTACGGCAAATACATTGGAAATCTGAATGAACAGTTAAAGAATGTTAAGGAAAGCATTGGAAACTTAGACAGCCTCACAACAACATCGAAAGAGAATTTAGTGTATGCAATAAATGAAATAAAGAGTGCACTATCATCCTTTGTAGAGAAAAAAGATATTGTGGATAATTTAGTTACAACTAATAAGACGGCTCCATTAAGCGCAAATATGGGGGCAGAATTAAACAAATATATAGGTTCGGTAAATGATAATGTGGCGCTGATCAGGGAATGGCAAACATACACAGAAAATGGTTGGACTTTGAAATATCGTAAAACCGGCCACAACCGTTACCAGGTACAATTGACCAATATGAGCCCAAACGGATTTAAAAACGCCAGAGATAATCTAATTATGGCAAATTCTCCGCTCAAATGTGATTTTGGACAAAGACTTGTTGCGCTGTTGCATGTGTCCCAAACTATTGTAGGATATGGAAATGCGAATTTTAGAGACGGAAGCATAACAATATCAACGACAGATTATACAGGCGCTGTTACATGCGAGTGCCTCGGAGAAGTAATCGTGAAATAGGGAGCAGAAAAATGGCAGATACAGTTATAGTAGCAATTATATCTCTGCTTGGCACTTTGCTTGGCAGTTTCGGGGGAACGCAACTTATAAAGTACCGGATAGAGCAATTAGAAAAGAAGGTAGAGAAGCACAACTCTATTGTAGAAAGAACATATATTTTAGAGGAAAAAGTGAAAGTAGCAAATCATAGAATTGAGGATTTGGAAAGGAAAAGTGAGGAATGATGGAACAGATCATGAATTATGTAAAGCCAGAGTTGATCGTAGTGGCAGTTGTATTGTATTTTATCGGAATGGGCTTAAAACAATCTCAGATAGTAAAGGATAAGTATATCCCGCTCATTCTGGGTGGCATTGGCATTGCATTATGTGCAGTGTGGGTATTCGCATCTTGTCCAATCAGTACAGGACAGGAGATTGCGATGGCGGTATTTACAGCAATCGTACAGGGGATTTTAGTGGCTGGTCTGAGTACATATGTGAATCAGACAATTAAACAGATTGGGAAAAATGAATAGGATTTAGAATAGTGGGAGAGCTTGGAAACAGGCTCTCTTTTA